AACACGCTGCTCTAATCTAGTTAACTGATCCTTCATGCTAGATCCACCATTAGGACGTAACTCGTTAAGCCAGCCTTTAACTAAAAAACGTAATCCTATTAGCACGCTTGTTAGCACGGCGCAACCGCCAGCGCCAAAGGCTGCCCATTCTGCCGGACTCATGCTTCATCTGCACCGAGGCCATAAGCATCATCGGATTTATCTAAAGCCCTAGCTGCTGGGCCTGCAAGTGCGGCCACTATTACTGATATAACTGGATCTAGTCCTAACTCATTACTTGCTAAAAATGTTAAGAATGATACAAGCACACCCCTAAAGTATGATTTAAGTATTGCCTTCTGCTTATTGCTTATTTTCATATGTTACCCCCTAGTAGTGGTATATCAAACGGCTTGCTATCTTTATCGCCTAACTTTGTAAAACTGATATGTATGTGCTTTGTGTGTTTGTTAAAACCTTTGTAATTACGCCACTTAAAATTAAGTATCTTGCTAGCGATCATGCCATTGTGTATCACGTAAGATATGCGCTTATCGGTCTTACCACAGATTCTGATCTGGTCAGCCAAATATACTGAGAGCCCTTCGGATGAATCCAAGCGAGAATCCACATCAATGGCTCGTACACACCCATCTGTATCTGGATTATGATCCGATTTTCTGGCGGAATGACGAGCATCACCCACCCACCCATCAGAGGTAGAGCGACGATCTGGGTACCAGGTATCAATTTGATATCTTAACTGTGTACCTGCAGCGCATAGCCAAGGTTTCATAAATCTAACTCAGGTACTATCCAACGACAAGTATCCTCATCGAAGCCAGTAGCATTAATAGGCTCTGGTGCTATAAATGCATCACGTACTGCATCGTATGTATAACCAATACCTGCATAGTTATATCTTATGTTGCCGTTATATGATGTGCGCTTGCATACCTGACCTCTAAAATTTCCATACCAAGTTTCAGTATCTAAACCTTCAATTAATTCTGTTTCGTGAATACCTGTAATAACTTCTGTAACAATATTATTATTATCTAAAAATGCGTAGTGTGCCATTATGCCCAACTCACATTTCCTGTGCCAGCTGTAATACTTGTAATTTTATTTGCCCCACTTGTAGTTGTAGATAGAGTTAATCCACCACCAGGATTACTAATTGTAAAAGTATTTGGGTATCTCAAGATAACTATACCTGATCCGCCATTACCACCTGTTTGAGTATCTCTGCGACCACCACCACCACCGCCTGTATTAGCAGTACCATCTGTTGCGCCAACGCCAGGATTATAACCACCAGCACCACCACCACCTGAACCACCTGCAGCAGAAGGACTAGAACCTGATCCGCCACCGCCACCGCCTGCATAAGTAACTGATGAGCCACTTATAGAAACTGCAACACCATTACCACCAGCACCTTTTACTCCTGTGCCAGCATTTGCGCTAGTACCTGTCGCACCTGCACCACCACCACCGCCGCCACCAACTGTTTCACCCGTACTAGAAGTACCACCATTAAATCCTTGATTAGCAGTTCCTGTACCACCGCTACCATCTGGATCTTGAAATGTTGAACCACCACCACCGCCTGAACCACCATTACCACCATTTTTTTCAGTACCAGCACTACTCTTATATGCGCCACCTTTACCACCACCTGTTGAAGTAATAGTAGAAAAAACAGAATTAGTACCATTTGTAGCCGTGCCAGCAGGATCACCTGATGTACCAGGCGTGCCACCTGCACCAATAGTTACTGTGTAATTAGTATTAAAATCTAAACTTAAAGCAGACTCTAAAGTGCCACCACCGCCTGTTGCAGTAACTGTACTTCTCAAACCACCTGCACCACCACCACCGCCAATAGTGCCACCACCACCGCCACCACCTGCGACCACAAGGTAATCAACTAATACACCAGGTGGTAAGGGTGATGCGGATAATCCTGTAATTATGTTGCCTATCATTATGCAATAGCCCCTACTACATACCAAGCATTAGCAGCTGTTTTAATACATACTGCAGATTTATATTGTGCAAGAGTTGGGCTTGCTGCAACTGCACCAGCACTTAACACAGTAGTAGTGCCAGGCGTTACTGCACTAATTGTGCAAGTACCTGCGCCAATATTTAATACAGTTAATGCAGTGCCTACTGGAAATGCCACAGAAGCATCTGTAGGTATCTTAAATGCTATTGCTGTTGCTTTATTCATTAACTCTAATACTTGATACTGATCTGCTAGTACAGCTGTGTAATCTACTGTGTTGGCAGTGCCTACTGTAAATGCAGTCAAGCCATTAAACATCGCACTGGTAAGTACATCACCTGTTATTGCTGGAAATCCTGTTGCCATTTGTTACTCCTTAGTAAGATAAGACGCTGGTATCTAAAATCCCATAATCTATGTTGCCTATTATAAACCCATCTATGACAGGTTCTAGTGTTGTAAAGGTTGTTTTCCAACTATTCGGTGTTATGTTCATACGCACACCGAAAATCTGTAGTGTCTTTTGCAGCAGCGATCCGCCTGGCTGAGTAGTTTTTATGGTTATAGGGTCAAAGAAGTCTAGGTCTAGGGCTGCAACTACTCCTGTGTCATAGTTAGGCGTGTATAGGTCTAGGGTGATTGCATCGCATCTAATAGAAGTCTCAGCTCTACTAGCGGTGTAAGCCAAGGCGTAATCTAGGGCTACGGCATCGGTCTGCATAAGTAGGTTGTCTAAAAAATAACTGTGTAAGAAGTATTTATCTATAGATGCTTGGTTAGATGCTACCTGCGCTGTGCCGCCTGTCCTAGTAATAGTAGATTTATTAAATATAAGCACATCGTTAAGAATCCAACTAGCATCAAAATAATCTATGCCTGTGCCATTATCTGCAAAGACTGTGGGTGTGCCTGCAATAGATCCAACGGTTACAGCTCGGTCTTGAAAAATAAACGAGTTATTGGCATCTACGTATAAAGCCCCATATTCTGAGGTGCTTACAGTAGTCAACGCTTGTAGTGCTGTGCGGTTAGTGCCTGGGTCTGCCTGCATCGTAGTAAGGCCTGCATCTATATCACGTTGTGAGGTTGGCCAATCAATCTCATCTAATATCTTGTTAATACGTGTGCCAGATAATTGTCCAGCGGTAGCATCTGTAACTGTGCTGATCTGTGCTACCTGCGCCAATCTAAATGCATCTACAGCTTGTATTGTTGTTATGGCTAAATCTTCGGCAGACTCACCTGGATAAGTAGTTACATAAGAGGTAATAAATCCTGAGAAGATAGGATAGGTAACACTGTTAAAGGTAGCAGTAATCTGCACCTTCTTCATTGGTGTTAATAAATTATAATACGGGCCAGTAACATTTTGTGGGTTGAAGTCGCCATTTTGATCTACTATGCGTAAGGTAAGTGCGCCTGTTTGAAATTGATCTGACAAAGCGGTACGGCCTCGGTTAGTTTCAATACGATTTACCTGATTAGACACATCTACAATTACAGATGCAGCATCGGCCAATACGTTAGTGCCTAAGATACCTTGGTCAATAATCATGGCCTGTGCAAAGGATGGCCCAGTGCTAAAGTTTATTATTGCATTTATTACAGGTACTGCCATTATGGTAATTGTCCTGCGCCAGTAGTGCTATATCCGCTACGACCAGCCACTTGAATACTCTCAGCTACTAATTGGGCAAACCTATCGCCCGCTGGTGAATCAATCCTAACGTTTACATCTAAAGATCTATTGCCTGATTCCCTAGCTCTTTCGGTGGCAATTTGTGCTACGTTCATACCAGCATAAGCAGATGATCCTACTAATTGCGTTGCTAATTCTTGAAAATAATCAGCTGTTAATGGTGCAAAAGTTTGTGTTGGTTCAATAATGTCATTAGTTAATGTAGGCAATTTGCCACCCATGCTTAAAATAAACGCATTGATTTTAGCAGTCATAGACTTAACTGCCTCTAAAGCAAAATTAAAGTTTTCAGCAAATTTTTTAGCAGCATCTGCCGCTGCCATCTCAGCTAGTATCTTCTTAGCCAAAGCCTCATTATTATCCAATATGGCTATCTGAGCCTTAATGCGTAGTTTAGTCTCTTCATCGGTTGCAGCATTTAATGCAGCCATTAGGCCTATGCGCTCTATATCAAACTTATCTCGTAATTGATCTACAGCAGTCTTAGCCTTTAGTAAAGTATTTTCTTGCTTACGTAATGACACAGCATTCTTGATTACCTGTGATTCTAATTTTTTTTGTTGAGCATTTATACGCCCTGCTGTTCTTTCCTGACCGCCACGATCTTGCTGTGGCATAGCGTTTCTGCCTAATTGTTGCAAGCCGCCAATATAACCACCTAGCACTGGTATATTTTTTACATCAAATATATTGCCGATTCCCGGTATAGTTGTTAATTTTTTAAGTCTCTCAGTTACTATGCCTAAGCCTGTAATAACTTCAGCTGTGGCTGTGCCAAAATCTTCCATGTTTTTACTTAAGCCCTCAATACTATTATCATCGCCTAGTGCTGCTAAAGCATCTAATAAACTTTTACCTATAGTCTCAGATGCGTTAGCCGATGCAACTTTTAATAGATCCATCTTGCCTGCATAAGTATCTAACCTAGCTGCTGCTTGACCTGCAAACTTTGTATTCAACTCTTCCATGATTTTATTCATGTCGCCAGTCTTTAGTAATGTTTTACTTAGACCAGCACCTAATCTACTAAGACCAGTAGTGTTACCTGCAAAGCCACGTGATAAAGCCGTAGTAACTTCACCTAAAGATCTACCTGTTGCAGCACTTACGTTTAACGCAGTGCTTAATGCATCTTGGCTTTTAGTTATAGATCCTGTTACTGTTAGTAATCGTTGAAATGCTGGTCGTAATTCATCATCTAATACGCCTGTAGATTTTTGCAGATTAGCAATATACAGCTCTACACCCGGTGCGCTAAATTGATAACCAGTATTCTTTAACTGTTGCTCTAATGACTTGGCGGCTTTCTC